TATATGAGTTTTGCAGAATGCCTATACCCTCGGTTGTCTTTTTTGGGTGGAGTTGCAAGTTCGCTCGATATAGGAGATACATTTGTGCGATACAATACATCTCCAGATGAACAAACTGCAGACCGTATCGCACTTTCATTAGATTGGCGTGCAGTAGGACAAGATTTAGAGGATGCGATGATAATTTATGGAAAAGAAACATCAAAACGCTGAAGAGCAGGCGTTAATTCATCAATCCCAACAATCAGTAATCACTCATGCAGAAATGACTTATAGCGGTCCGTTGCCTCATCCAAAACATCTAGAGAAATATGAAGATGTTTGCCCGGGGGCAGCGGATCGTATTATTGCGATGGCAGAAGGACAGGCAAAACACCGGCAGAACATGGAGCATTTCGTTATAAAGGCAAACGGGAGAAACAGCACGCTTGGGGTAATAATCGGTGGTATCGTTGCTGTTCTTGCGATTGGTTGTGGGACGCACATCATTGAATCTGGATACGAAATATCTGGATATATCACCATGTTTGGCTCGTTGAGCACACTAGTAGGGGTATTCATCTACGGAAAGCGAGCCAATAGGAAAGAACTCATTGAAAAACAAAAATTAATGATGGGGGATTCCTCTAAAATAGATGATTAATATAGAAGAAGCTGCATAATCAGCTTCTTTTTTATGCCTGTGGATAACTAAAACTTTTTCCGAACGGTATTTTTAACCGACTTTTTGTTCCCTTTTACTTCCTTTTTTCTTCGTGAAAATGTGATATGATAGTAGAGTAGGAAAACTGAACACAAGGGCATCGCTTGCGCGGTGTCCTTTTTGCATGCAGAGATTGTATCCATACATAGCATTTCTGATAGCAAAAGTGCATATTGCAGACGTGAAATATAAATTTCTGCGATTTTTTATACTTCGCTGGTGAGTGAGGAGGTGACGACGTGAAACTGACGGCAAAGCAGATGCGCTTTGTGGATGAATACATGGTTGATTTCAACGCGACGCAGGCGGCAATTCGTGCAGGGTACAAGGCAAATACCGCACATGCGATAGGTGCTGAAAACCTTAGAAAACCTAAAATTGCAGAAGAGATCGCACGTCGTCAGAAAGACCTCCAACGGCGTACAGAGATATCACAGGATCGCGTTGTCAAAGAGCTTGCACGGATTGCCTTTGCGGATGCGTCAGATTATGCATGTATCGAAACGTACATGTATGAAAACAAGGAAGGCACCTTATCTCCGATACAGGTAGTCTCCCCAAAAGACACGGGGGCACTCTCTGACGATCAACGTGCAGCGATTGCAGGAATCAAGCAGGGCGCGAACGGCATCGAAATCAAGCTGCATGACAAGATCAAGGCCCTTGAACTTCTAGGGAGGCATATCGGCATGTTTAACGACAAGATCGAAGTCAGGGCGACCGTTGAGAATCCCTTTGCAGGGCTTTCGACGGAAGAGCTGCGGAACGTGATCGACAGTGGATAGCAGGCTGATTCTTCAAGCAAAACTGGAACTTGCAAGGCGCGAGTTCTTTTTTTATTGCTGTCTGCGTGCGCCCGATTTCTACAAGCCTGAGCGCGCCTATCTCCGTGAGCTCTGCGACGCGCTGCAGTCGTTCTATGAGGGCGAGGATGAGGTGCTTGTCATCAACGAGCCACCGCGCCACGGAAAGAGCCGCACGGCAGGGCTGTTCGTTGAGTGGATCCTTGGGCGCAATCCGAAAGAGAAGATCATGACAGGCTCGTACAACGAAACGCTCTCGACGGTGTTCTCGAAGAACGTCCGCAACAGCATTCAAGAGGTCAAGGCGGACGTAGCGCGCATCGTCTACAGTGACATCTTTCCGGGCGTCACGATCAAGGCGGGCGATGCGGCGATGAATCTATGGAGCCTTGCGGGAGGGTATAACAGTTATCTTGCGACATCCCCAACGGGCACAGCGACGGGCTTCGGCTGCTCGCTGATGATCATCGACGACCTCATCAAGAACGCCGAGGAGGCATATAACGAGACGGTCAAAGAAAAGCATTGGGACTGGTTCACGAATACCATGCTCTCGCGCCTGGAGGAGGGCGGCAAGATTATCGTCATTATGACGCGCTGGGCATCGGATGATCTCGCGGGCAATGTACTCAGACATTTCGCCGACCGTCGCATCCGGCACATCTCCATGAAGGCACTGCAGGGCGACGGGACGATGCTCTGTGATGAAATTCTCTCGCGCAAGTCCTATGAGGACAAGGTGCGGGCGATGGGCGCGGATATCGCGTCTGCGAACTATCAGCAGGAGCCGATCGACATCAAAGGGCGGCTGTACAGCACGCTTAAGACATACGATGACGTACCGCGCGATAGTAGCAGGCATCCGCTTTTCACATCGGTCAAGGCGTACGTCGATACTGCAGACACGGGCGAGGACTTTCTCTGTGCCATCGTCTATGGTGTCTACGCTAAAGAGGCATATGTGCTTGACGTACTCTACACGAAAGCCCCGATGGAGGAGACGGAGCCGTTGGCGGCGCAGATGCTCCACAAAAACGGCGTCAATATCGCGGACATTGAATCAAACTCTGGCGGGCGCGGGTTTGCGCGTTCGGTGGAGCGGCATCTGCGGGAGACGTTCGGGAGCAACAGGACGATCATCCGCCCGTTTCATCAGTCGCGCAATAAGGCAGCGCGGATCCTCTCCAATGCGACGTGGGTGATGGAGCACATCTATTTCCCGACCAACTGGCGCGACCGTTGGCCTGAGTACTATGACGCCATGACGCGGTATCAGCGCGAGGGCAAGAATAAGCACGATGACGCGCCCGATGCGACAACAGGCATTGCCGAGAAGATCGGCGCGGGCGATCTGTATAGTTTTGAATAAGGAGGCAGGCTATGTCCTTTATGGACGTGATACGGTACATCATACGGGGCGGCGCGGAGTCCGTCATGACCGAGGAGGAATTTATCGAAGTTGAGACGGCGGCATGGTTGGCGTCCGAAAAACGCCGTCAAATGATGATCGGGCAGGCTTACGCGCGCGGCGAGCATGACGTACTCCAAAAGACACGCAGCGCGATCGGCGACGGCGGCAAAAAGACCACAGTGCGGAATCTGCCGAACAACATCATCATTGACAACCAATACGGCAAACTCGTGAATCAGAAGGCAAGTTACCTGCTCGCGAAACCCTTTGAGGTCAAGACGGAGAACGAGGCATTCGGCGCACAGCTAAAGCCTGTGTTCAATCAGGGATTTCGCCGCACGTTGAAGCAGATCGGCGAGGACTGCCTCAATGCGGGTGTTGGATATCTATATCCCTACTTTGCGGATAACGAGCTGCGCTTTCGCCGTTTTGCGCCGGAGGAGATATTGCCGTTCTGGATGGACGATGCGCACGAGGAGCTTGCATCATTTCTGCGCGTCTACACCCTCGAGTATTACGAGGGACGCACGAAAAAGCAGAGTATCAAGGTGCAGTACTTCTCGAAAGAGGGCGTACGGTACTTTACCTTTGATTCCGGGAAACTCCTTCCTGACGTGGAGGCGGAGGATTCGCCTTATCTGCAGGTGGGTGGCGTGCCGATGAATTGGGATCGCGTGCCGCTCATCGTGTTTCGCGCGAACAGTGCCGAGCGTCCGTTGATCTTACGCGTGAAGTCACTGCAGGACGCACTCAACACGCTGCTTTCGACGTTCGCGGACAACTTGCAGGAGGACGCACGCAGCACGATCCTTGTCATCCACAACTATGACGGTCAGGAGCTTGGCGACTTCCGCAAGAACCTCTCGACCTTCGGCGCAATCAAAGTTCGAGATACCGAGATGGCTAAAGGCAGCGTTGAAACGCTCTCCATCGAGGTAAACGCGCAGAACTATGAGCTTGTCCTGCGTCTCCTCAAGCGTGCCATCATCGAGAACGGCTGCGGCTTCGATGCGAAGGATGACCGGCTCTCGAACAATCCGAATCAGATGAATATCCAGTCAATGTACTCGGACATTGACCTTGACGCCAATGACATGGAGCTTGAGTTTCAAGCGGCGCTGGAGCGTCTCATGTGGTTCGTCGGCGTTGCGCTGCGGCTGAAAAAGGTCGAGCCTGAGACGGTGGAGTTTGTCTTTAATCGAGATATCCTCATCAACGAGGCGGAGGCGATTGCGGACTGCCGCGATTCCGAGGGTGTAATCAGCCGGGAAACCATCGTCGCAAATCATCCGTGGACGAAGGACACGAAAGCAGAGCTCGAGCGTCTCAAAAAAGAGCGCGCCGATGAGGCGGAGGAGATGCGGGGCATGTATCCGGTAGGTGAGGAGCATGGAGCACGATAAGTACTGGGCTGAGCGATTCGAGCAGCTGACGGAGGCGGAGCTACGCAAGGCGGACGATCTCAGTGCGGAGATGGTCAAGGAGTACCGACAGACCGCGCAAGACCTGAATGACGATATTCAGCGTTGGTATGCACGATTCGCCGCTGAGAACCAGATGAGTCTTGCCGAGGCACGGCGTGTACTGAATACGCGTGAGCTTGCAGAATTCCGCTGGACGGTAGACGAATACATCAAGTATGCCAAGGAAGCGGATCTTTCCGAGGCGTATATCCAGAAGCTAAAGAATGTCTCCGCACGCGTCCACATTGACCGCCTCGAGGCGATACGGATGCAGATGGCACAGCACGTCGAAAAGCTCGCCGCAAAGGGGAATGCACGCCTCACGGACGTGCTGCGTGACATCTACCCTGACGCACAGATGCGCACGGCGTATGAGGTGCAGAAGAAAAAGGGATTTGAACCCTTTGCCCGCATTCCCGAGACGGATGTTGAGCGCATCCTAAAAAAGCCGTGGGTATCGGACGGGCTGAACTTCTCCGACCGCATTTGGCGCGACAAGGAACGTCTGCTGAGCACGCTGCAGGGCGAGCTGACGCGTGGACTGATACGCGGCGAGCCGTATGCGAAGATCACGCAGCGCATCGCAGGACGCATGAATATCGCCATGAGTGCGGCATCGCGCCTTGTGGAGACGGAGGCGGCGTTTTTCTCGTCAAAAGGGCAGCTGGATGCATTCCGCGACCTCGGTGTTGAGCAGTATGAGTTTGTAGCGACGCTTGACAGTCGTACTTCGGAGATTTGCCGAGAGATGGATGGAAAAGTGCTCCCCCTCGACGAATGCAAGCCAGGCATCACAGCCCCGCCGCTACACTGCCGCTGCCGTTCGACGATCTGCCCGTACTTCGATGACGAATTTACGGAGAATGAAACACGGGCGGCGCGTGACATAGAGACAGGGAAGACCGTACAGGTGGATAGCAAGCTGACCTATGAAGAGTGGAAGAAGAAGTATGTCGGCGGAAAAGACTCCTTGATGGAGGATGTAACAAAGGCCTATCTTAATCGCGCGAAGCCGGGAGAAGGAAAAGTTAATTACGAAGACGGTTATTCGCGCACTGAGCATAGAGCGGAGGTGGACGCCGCAGAATGGTTACACAAGACATTTGGTGGCGACATCACTTTGTTGCAAGAGATTAATGCCGATAAGAAAAAGACTCCTGACTTTTTATGGGATGGAGCCTTTTGGGACTTGAAGACGGTCTCATCAGAAAAATCTGCTGACAGCGCTATCCGTTATGGATTGAAGCAAATCGAAGAGAATCCAGGCGGTATGATTCTGGATTTTGTCGGTGAAAGCCTTGACTTAAAAGGATTGGCCGAGATAATTGGTCGGCGTTTGCGCCGCAGCGCAAAAAGTTCGATGGATATTATCGTTATCTCACACGGGAAGCTTATTAGTGTGCGACGTTATGACATAAAAAATAAGAGGAAGCCCCCCCGCCAATAGAGGGCGGAGGTTCAACCTCTTCTTAATATGTATTATAAGCTGTTTTTGCAGAAAAAGCAATACCTAGGTGAAAGGAGGTGGTGCCGTGCCGCACTGAATTATGCCGATATAGCAATCTAGCAGAATGGAGGAATCTATGACAAAAGACGAACTCAAGGCTCTCGGACTCTCCGATGAACAGGCGGCGAAGGTCGCGGAGGACTACGAAAAGAACTACGTCGAAAAGAGCCGCTACACCGCCAAAGAAGAGGAACTGGCCGCCGCCAAAGAGGAAAGCAAAACGGCACGCGGGGAGCTGGATAAGCTCAAGAAAGACCACAAGGATAATGCCGCACTCGTCAAGCAAATTGACGATCTCAAGGCTGCTGCGGATGCACGCGACAAGGAGCACGCAGCGAAGGTGAAGGCGATGGAGATTGATTCCATCGTCGAAAAGTCCCTGCTCGGCGCAAAGGCGAAGAACACCGCCGCTGTGCGTGCACTCCTGAAGCTCGATGACGCGGAGGCAGAGGACGGCAAGATCAAGGGGCTCGACGATCAGATCAAAAAGCTTAAGGAATCCGACGCCTACCTCTTCGAGGAAGAGGGCGCGGCGCGCGTTGAGGGGCTGAACCCGCCCGGCGGCAATGGCGGTGGCACACCTGCGCCGACGGTTCAGCAGCAGTTTGAGACAGCGATGGGGCTGTAAGCGAAAGGAGCAAATTTTATGGCAATCAACACTTTGGAAATGGCAAAAATCTTTCAGCAGTCGCTTGATAAGCAGATGGGCATCGAGGCGACATCGGGATGGATGGAGAGCAACGCCGTGAACGTGAAGTATAACGGCGGCGACACGGTGCGTATGCCGCGCATCACGACCACGGGCATGGCACGCTATGACCGCGACGAAGGATTTAACCAGGGTTCCGTGACGCTCTCCTATGACGATTACAAGCTGACGCAGGATCGCGGCCGCACGTTCCAGCTGGATTCCATGGATGTGGATGAGAGCAACTTTATTGCCTCGGCAGGGACGGTCATGGGCGAGTTCCAGCGGCTGCAGGTCGTCCCCGAGGTGGATGCGTACCGCTACAGCCGCATCGCCGCGCTCGCGAAGAATGCACACCGCACGACGGACGGATTCACGCCAAGCGAGACGAATATCCTTGCACAGCTCGACAAGGAGATCACCGATCTGCAGGACGCCATCGGCGAGACGGAGCAGCTGGTGATTCTCATGGCGACGCCGATCCGCACGGTGCTCAACAACGTGAAGAACATCGAGCGGCATCTTGACGTGACGCAGTTCAAGGCGGGCGCAATCGACACGAAGGTAAAGACCTACAACGAGATTCCGATCCTTTCCGTGCCGTCTCTGCGCATGAAGACGGCGTACGTATTCAACGACGGCAAGACGACGGGGCAGGAGGCAGGCGGATTCAAGGCAGACACGACGGCGAAGTCCATCAACTGGATCATCATCTCGCGGCGTGCGCCGATTGCGATCTCCAAGACGGACAAGGTACGTATCTTCGCGCCGGATGTCAACCAGAAGGCGGACGCATGGAAGCTCGACTATCGCAAATTCCACGACATCTGGATACCGACGAATAAGCTCGCGGGTGTCTGGGCGAACATCGGCGCATAAGGAGGACATCATGACAAGACTGGTACGGTTGAACGAGGTGCAGTACGCTGAAACCGAGGCGCAGGTGACGGGGCTGATGGCGCAGGGCTTCCATGAGGAGGCTTTGTCCGCTGCGTCTGTGGAGGAGAACCCGCCTGACCCCGCACCGGAGAATCCTGAGCCGAATCCTGAGACGGAGAATTCTGACACTGACCCTGCACCGCACTCGAAGCCCTCGGGCAAGAAGGGCGGCAAGTAATGCTTACTGATGTGCGGATGCTGATTAAAGCATCCGTCGGCTATGAGGTGCAGGAGAGTGAATTGCCGCTCCTCACGTACATCTACAACGGTGTCGCGCAACATATCAGGAATGACTGCAACGTGACGGAGATCCCCGAAGGCTTGCAGACGGTGCTTGATGAGCTGGCGGCGGGTAAGTTCCTTGCCTTGCAAAAAGGCGTGATTCTCGGCGCAGAGGGGACGGAGGTCGTGAAGTCCATTCGAGAGGGGGACACGACCGTCGAACTCGGCGGGACGAGCACGGAGCAGCGGTATGACACACTCGTGCTCGTGCTGACAAAGGAGCGTGATTTTGCGTGTTACCGAAAATTCCGCTGGTAAGGCGCGCGGTCGAACGTCTCTATGATGGTCGGGCAACGGTCGAGGAGGCACGCAAGGAGAAAAACGCGAAGAACATCACCACGCTCCTTTGGGCGGTGGTCGCCAAGGATGTACCCTGCCGCGTCAGCTATAAGACCCTCGCACCTGCGGGGCGGTCGGACACGGTGGACAGCATCGCACAGACGATCACGCTCTTTACCGCGCCCGAGATCGCCATCAAGCCCGGCAGTCGCGTGACGGTCACGCAGCGCGGCCGCACAATGCGATTTGCCTGTTCAGGCATTCCTGCGGTCTATGATTCGCATCAAGAGATTCCGCTTGCTCGATGGGAGGAGCATCCATAATGGCAAGGATGGATATGTCCGAGCTACACAAGTTCCAAGCACAACTGCAGCAGATGACGACACAAGAGAAGCAGAAACTGTATGAAGACTGCCTCAAAGAACTTGCCGCACGTTTTTTGCGGAAAGTCATTAAGAGAACCCCCGTCATCAGCGGGCACCTTCGTCGCGGATGGTCTGCCTTGCTGAAAGATGCAATTCGTGTACAGAAAATTGGAAGCACCTATCGAATTGAGCTCGTGAACAACACGGAGTATGCGTCCTATGTCGAATACGGGCACCGTCAGACACCGGGACGCTTTGTTCCGGCGATTGGCAAGCAACTTAAAGAATCATGGGTTGAGGGACAGTTCTGTATGACGCTCTCGGCACATGAGGTGGAGTCTGGTGCGCCTGCGATTTTGCAGCGGAAGATACAGTGCTACTTCGAGGAGGAGATCAATGGTAAATAACATCGTGGATGGGATTGCCGTTCGCCTTGGTGAGTTGTTTCCAGATATCGATGTGTGCAGAGATGAAATAGAGCAGGGATTTGATGCGCCGTGCTTTTTTATTTTGCCTCTGCGTGTGACGCAAGAGACAAAACTCGGTAACCGTTATTTCCGCAGACACGCCTTTGATGTGCATTATTTCCCGCGTAGGGGCAGTGCCTCAGAGGATGTGCAGGCGGTTGCGACAGATCTCATCATGGGATTGGAGTATATTTCAGCTGAGGGCGACCTTATCCGTGCATCACGAACAGAATACGAGGTGCACGATGGTGTTCTGCATTTCGAGGTAGACTACGATGTATTTATCCTCCGCGAACGTGATAAGTTGCCACATATGGAGACGTTGAAGCAGCGTCAAACAACGAAAGGATGATGATAATGGCAGAGAAAAAGAGCACGGAGCAGGAAGCTCGATATACACGCGATGCTCTTGTAGCATCGACGAAGTATCGTCCTTACTGCGATGTGCTGATGATCTCTCTCGAGGAAGGAAAGGAATACACCTTCGCCGAGGTCGATCAGATCATCGAGGATTTCAAGGGCAAGCCGGTCGTTGAGGCGACCGTCGGGAAGGAGTGATTTTATGGCACTGGGCGGCGGTACTTGGCTGTTTCAGAATAAGAAACTGCCTGGGACGTATATCAATTTTGTATCGCGAGTGCGCGCGTCCACGGATATTGCCGATCGCGGTTATGCTACCATGCCGATTGAGATGGATTGGGGCCCCGTTGGAAGCGTGTTCGCAGTGACGGCGGAGGACTTTCAGGAGCGCAGCCTTTCGATCTTCGGCTATGCGTATACTGCACCGGAGCTCAAGAGTCTGCGCGATCTGTTCCTCAACCTCAAAACGGGGTATTTCTACCGTCTCGACAATGGGGCGGTCGCAGCGGCATGTGCGATTGCGCGTGCGAAGTATCCCGGCAAACGCGGGAATGACATCACGGTATCTGTAACGGCAAACGTCGACAACACGAGCGCATTTGACGTGACGACCTATATGATCGTTGACGGCTCGCCCGCGAAGGTAGACGAGCAGAAGAACATCACTGCATGGGCGGATGTCGCAGATAACGACTATGTGACATGGATCCGCACGGGGAATCTCGAGGCGAAGGCGGGCGAGAAACTGACGGGTGGCACGAATGGCGCTGCGGTCACGGGGCTCCAGTATCAGAACTACCTTGACGCTATCGAGCCGTATTATTTCAACATTCTGGGCTATGCGGGCTCGGATGCAACGATCCAGCAGCTCCTTATCCAGTTCACGAAGCGGATGCGGGAGAATACGGGCGCGAAGTTCCAGCTCGTCATCCACGGACGAGAGAACGTCGACTATGAGGGTGTGATCTCGCTCAAGAACGCCGTACGCGACGAGGGCGCACAGCCGGGCGCAGCGGTCTATTGGCTTGTTGGTGCAGAGGCAAGCTGCGCGGTCAACGCATCGTGTACGAACAAGACCTATGACGGCGAGTACAAGATCAACACGAAGTACAGTCAGACAGAACTTGAACGGGCGATGGTCTCTGGGATGATGATGTTCCACAACATCGCGGATTCGGTCTCGGGGGATGTGGTCGGCAAGACAAATATTCTCAGCGACATCAACACATTTACGAGCTTCTCGAAAAAGAAGAACGATGATTTCGCTCTGAATCAGGTCATCCGTGTCCTCGATCAGATCGCCATCGACGTGGCGCGCCTCTTTAATCGGACGTATCTCGGCAAGGAGCAGAACGATGAGGACGGGCGCACGGCACTCTGGGGCGACATTGTTGCACTGCACAAGGAGTATCAGCGTGTGCGTGCCATTCAGAAATTCGACCCGAAAGACGTGCCGATTCCGACACAGGGCGAGAAAAAGACAGACGTGCTCATGAACTACTCCGTGCAGCCGACGTGCTGTATGGAGAAGCTGTACATGAACGTAGAAGTGGCATAAGAGGAAGGAGTGAAAAACTATGCCGATTAATGCAATCCGAACGATGCATGCCAAGGATGTTATTTCTGCAAAACTGGCGTCTGCGTACGTATCAATCAAAGGGGAACGCTTCCTGCTCTTTCAGGCGAAGAAGCTCGAGGCGAAACTCGAGAAGAACAAAGAGGAAGTACCGATTCTCGGACGCATGGCAAAGGGTCATAAGGCGACGAGTATCAATGGCGCCGGCAACATGACGATCTATAAGAACACGCCGCTCTTTGACAGGATGCTTCTGGAATTTAAGTCCACGGGCAAGGATACCTATTTTGACCTTCAGGTGACGAATGAGGATCCAACCTCAGAAGCTGGGCGGCAGGTGACGATTCTGAAAGACTGTAATATCGACAGCGCCATTATTGCGAGTTTTGACGCAGATGGCGAATGGCTCGAACAGGACGTTGACTTTACGTTTGAAGATGTTGAGCAACCGACTCAGTTCAAGATGCTCGATGGGATGCAGTGAGGAGATAACACATGGAAAAAGAGAATTTGCAGGTATTTCTTGCTGAAAATGCGATCAAGCCAGCGTGTGTTGAGTATGTGGCATCGAAAAGGTTTCGGGGAGATGACGGCAAGCCTGTCGCATGGAAACTCTCGCCGATTACGAATGACGAAAACAAAGCGATTGCCGACCGCAATCGCAAGAAATCGTTTGTCCCAGGTACGCGCGAAACGCAGATGAATTTTGATCAGGAGCAGTATGCAAATGATCTGATCTGCGCCTGCGTGGCATATCCGAATCTCAACAGCGAGGCTCTGCAGAGCTCCTATAACGCCGTTGGTGCCGGGGAGCTTGTGCGGCTTATGCTGACGCCGGGTGAGTATCAAGATTTGTTCCAGGCGGTCATGCAGGCGAATGATTTTGATACCGGCATGGATGAGAAGATCAAAATCGCAAAAAACTGATTAACGGGGGCGAGTTCTATGCGAATATCGCATATTACGCGCTCCTGAAGTTTCACATCCTGCCGCACGTCCTGTTTTCACTGCCTGAGAACGAGCGCGCCTTTGTCTATGCTGCGATCTCGGTCAAGAACAAGGCGGATAAACGGGCGGCGGCCAAGGCAAAACGTAAATAACCGGCATCATGGAAGCCGCTTCGTCAGCGCGGAGCGGTTTTCTTATGCACAAAATTCTATGGTCGGATAGAATTTTTCAAAAACCTCTTGACTTACTATAAAAATTGTAGTATTTTTGTAGTTGTTAGGAGGTGAACAAATTGAATGATCGTGCCTTGAACATTAAGCTTCCAGAAGCTCTTTACGAAGAGCTAAAAAAAGCTGCAAGCGAGAAAAACATTTCTCTTGCAGCCTTGGTGCGCTTGATATGTTCAGAGTACCTACAAAAAAAGTAGGGTTTCGCTCCTCATCCCGACCAAAGGACAAAGCGAAACCCACAGCACAACCCCATAGGATTGATAAATCTATTATATCATCCTTTTGGGGGATTTGAAAGGATGATTTGTAATGGCAAACGAAGTACAGATTTTTGAGAGCGCCGAATTTGGCAAAGTACGGACGATTGTAGTGAAGGATGAGCCGTGGTTTGTTGCGAGCGATGTATGCGAAAGCCTTGGTCTTTCAAATCCTACCGTTTCGGTCAATCGTCTTGACGAGGACGAACGGTCTAAGTTCAACTTAGGGCGTCAGGGTGAGGTAAACATGGTCAACGAATATGGGCTGTATAACCTTATCCTTGGAAGTCGTAAAGGTGAGGCAAAGAGGTTCAAGTGTTGGATTACGCACGAGGTTGTCCCCGCCATCCGCAAGACCGGCTCGTACAGTACCATCCCGAAAGAACGCAGCGAGTTCAAGGAACAGGAGCTCAAAGCCCGTATGCTGAACGCGCGTGTGCGTGAATCGAACCAGTACCTCAAGATCGCCGCGCAGATCGACATCCCTGAGTACCGCTACATCCTGCAGGCGAAGTCCGCAGAGGCACTCAACGGCGGTGTGCCCGTTCTGCCCTTGCAGGAAGTCGAGCGCAAGACCTACTCTGCAACGGAGATCGGTGCGATGTTCGGCGTGTCGGCCAACAAGATTGGCAAGCTCGCGAACGCGCACAAGCTCAAGACACCCGAGTACGGCAAGCTGTTCTACAGTAAGTCGGAGCACTCTGTCAAGGAAGTCGAGACGTGGCGATACTACGAGAGTGTCATCCCCGTGTTTGAGAAGATTTTCGGACGGGAGGCGGCGTAAGATGACAACCTTGGCACTGGTGGGGCGGAATATTCCTCCTGACGCTGCAATCACATCCGAACTCTCGACGCTCGGGCGCGGAAAACCTGTTGATACATGGATTCTCGCAAAGGCGTATATGTACGGCGTCATCATGGGTAAGCGCATGGAGCGTACACGCCGCAAGCGCAATCAGCAGTAAACTACAACTTCATCATGAACCCGCTCAATCCGGGCGGGTTTTTTGATGCACATTTTGAAAGGAGGGGCTGTATGGCAACAATCAGGCAGATGTTCGAACTAATCGATGGTGTATCACCAAAACTAAATGCGATTTCACGCAGTGTGGATAGGGTTGTTGGAAAGTTTAATCGTGCGACGAAAGCCGCGACGGAAATGGAAACGGCCGCAGAGCAAGGCGCAAATGGCATTCAAACGGCGGTTGAGCGCGCGACCACATCGACTAGTTCTCTTGGAAGGTTAGTTGATAATCTCGGAATAAAGATACGGAATATTGGAAGTGGTGCTTTTGGCGGGATTAGAAGCGGTCTATCTAGTATTATTGGGAAATTCACGATCGCTACGATTGCCGCAAATGCCTTAATGGCAGCGCTTAAATACATTTCAGAGCTTCCTGAAAGACTTATTCGGGCGAGCGATGTATATGCGGGCATACAAGCGCGTTTGCGCATGGTTGCCGGCGGTATTGAGCAGGCGGCAGAACTCAATGATCTTGTTTATGCCTCGGCGCAGCGAGCGCGTGGCAGCTACGAGGAGATGGCAGATTCTGTCTCAAAGATTGCTATGACTGCGAAAAAGGCGTTTCCTGATGCACGGGAAGTCGTGCCATTCATGGAAGGGATTCAGAAGCTCTTTGTTATCGGCGGTACAGCGGTAGAACAGCAGAAAAATGCTATGCTCCAGCTGACACAGGCCCTTGGTTCTGGAAGGCTTCAGGGCGACGAATTTCGTTCCATTGCGGAGGCAGCACCGCTCATTGAAAAGATGGTAGCGGACTATATGCAAATTGATGCGGGGCAACTCAAAAAAATATCGAGTGAAGGAAAAATCACGGCAGATATTCTTAAGAATGCTATTTTGACAAACCTTGACCGCATCAACGAGCAATTTAAGAATATGCCTCGTACATGGGAGCAAAATATGCAAATCATCAAAAACACTGCACAACGTGTTTTTGCGCCTGTTTTTGTTGAGATTACGGCTCTCGCAAATAGTGACGCGGGGCAAGTGTTTGCAAATACGATGGTCTGGGGACTTCATGTTGCTGCAGATGCTGCTTTAGGTGTGATCAATAACATAAAATGGCTCGCCGGGGTAGCTCAGCGTACGGGCAGTTACATTGGTTCTTGGCTTAGCGCTGGCTTCACAGTTGCGTATCAATATCTCGATACCTTTGTTGCTTTTGCAATTGCAGGGCTTGCAATCTACGCAGGATATTGGATTGCATCGAATGCGGCTCTCGTAACCCATATAAGTACACTAATTGTCGCTGCTGCAACGCAAGCAGTGATGAACACATTAGGTGCAGCATACGCTGCGATTATGGCGCTCATCCATATACGTACGACGCTCGCAACGGCGGCCACAGCGGCCTGGACACTCGTAACAAACGGGCTAAGCGCCGCATGGCGAATACTAAATGTTACGATGTACCTCAACCCGATTGGTCTTATCATCGGGTTGGTGCTGGTTGTCATTGGCGTATTTGCCGCATGGGTGGTGCATACATACGGTCTGCGCAATGCTCTAGCAAGCGCATTCAGCACGATGGCAGGTATTGTCGCGAATGCTGTTAATTTCATGATTGACCGTATTAACAACTTGATACAGTTGATCAACAAGGCCGCAGAAGGCATCAACGGCTTATTCGGAACAGATATCGGGATGGTCGGAGAGATCTCCTATCGTGCCGACCCCGAACAGTGGAGTAAGGATGCAGGCGACTTTGTCCAGAATTTCGACATCCACAACTATATACCGGGGCTGTCTCCGGAGAATATGCCGGATGCGTCGTATAACGCAACGGGCACAGCTTTTGAGGATCTTGGACAATCCGGTAAAAAAACAGCGCGTAACACCGACGCGATCAAGGATGCAATGGAAATCTCTGAGGAAGACCTAAAGTATCTGCGCGAAGCGGCAGAGCAGGAGGCAATCAACCGGTATACGACGGCGACCGTACAGATCGACATGGGCGGTATCAGCAACAATATATCCAATGACATGGATGTAGATGGGATGATGACATACATGAATGACAGTCTCTTACAGGCGATGGCTGCAGGAGCGGAGGGGGTGCATCCAACATGAGTTATTACTTCTTCGTGGGAGATACGATGCTCCCCGTGCCGCCTGCGAAAATGTCCATCAAAATCAAAGGCAAGAACAAGACGATCAACCTCATCAACGAAGGCGAAGTTAATATTATCAAAAAGCCGGGGCTTACTGAAATCTCCTTTGATGCGCGTCTCCCGAACCGCCCATATCCGTTTGCGGATTATGATACTTCTCTTACGGCGTCGCTTGCGAATACTCTTTTTGGCAGCAGTTTTAGTTTTCGCAAGGCATCATATTTTCTCTCAGCGTTCAAAAAGGCGAAAGAAACGCAATACCCGATGCAGCTCATTATCTGCCGTATGTCGGGCGCGTTCTCCATGCTTTTTGACACGAATATGCTTGTGACTCTCGAAGATTACAGCATCGAGGAAGATGCAAAAGATGGTCTTGATGTGACGTGCCCCTTGAAATTCAAACAGTACCGTCCTTATGGGACGAAGGAATGTACTGTCACAAAGGATGAAAACGGTGTCGAGCATCTGACGGTGAAGGAGACACGCCCCGCAATCGGGCGGGAAATCCCAAACGCTTACAAAGTCCGCAACGAAAAATCCATCTGGGAAGTTGCAAAGAGCATATCGAATGGTGGTATTGACTGGCGGGACATCATGCAAAATAACGGCATGACCAATCCGATTGCTGATCTTCCACCAGGGGCGGTGATGCACATTGTCTGAATTTGTATCGGGGCAAAAGGCGTCCCTCGGTGCGGCAACGCCGACGAATGAAAAACAGCTGCAGCTGATCATCCACAACAAGGAGACGGATAAGTATTATTGGCCGGCTGTGCTTGATGGCGTTGTTTGGGAGACTTGCTGGAAGGGGCAGCCGGGCAAGCTTACCTTTAAAGTGGTTAAGGATGCGATGCTCGACTTCCATGAGGGAGACGTTGTGCAGGCGAACTACGACGGCATGAATTTCTTCTACGGTTACATCTTTGCCAAAAAATACAGCAAAGACGACACGATTGATGTAACTGCATATGACCAGATGAGGTATCTCAAAAACAAAGATACCTATAATTTTGTTAATCTGACCGCGGGCGAAGAGATTAGACGGATTGCCGAAAATTTCCAACTGCAGGTCGGAGAGCTCGCAGATACAGGATATACTATCCCCAAATTTCGCGGTGCGAATAAGACGCTCATGGATATCATGCAGACTCTCCTTGATATGACGACCCAGAACACAGGGCGGCTCTATGTGCTTTATGATGATTTCGGGAAACTCACAATGAAAGATTTGGAGGATATGAAACTTGACCTCCTCATTGATGCGGAGACTGCTGAGGATTTTGCGTATGAGTCCAGTATTGACAAGGATACTTACAACCGCATAAAGCTCTACTATGACAATAAAAAGACAGGTAAACGCGATGTGTGGATGGCAGTCAACAGTGCAGATATTAAGCGCTGGGGCGTCCTGCAGCTGACTGAGTCTGTAAATCCGGAAGAACCAATGAACTTTGGGCAGCTTGCAGACTCAAAACTAAAGATGTATGACCGCGTAAAGCGTACCCTGACTATCAAAAATGCATTTGGCGATCTGCGTGTACGCGGCGGCGCAATTCTCTACATCAACCTAAACCTTGGCGATGTAGCACTTACTAAGCGGGTTATCGTCGAGGCTGTAAAGCATACACTGACACAGGGGCACCATACGATGGATTTGACCGTGAAAGGAGATGTGATTACAGGATGAGCGCGCAACTATTGCAGACGATACAGCGACTGATAAAACAGACGCAAGGGAGCAGCGACCTATCGGATTGGTGCCTTGGCGAGGTTATTGGTATCGATCCTCTCACGATTCGTATCGAGGGCAAGGACGAAGTGACGGAGGCATTTCTTGAGCTGACTGACGCCGTGCGTGATTACGACGTGGACATTACCGTCAGCCACACAACGGAGAACCGAGCTGGCGGGAGTGGTTATCCGGAGTTTGCGAGCCATAACCACGCCTACAAGGGGCGTAAGCGGATTACTGTGCATAACAGCCTACAGGTCGGTGAGACGGTCATTCTTCTTCGTCAGGCGGGCGGGCAGGGCTTTGTAGTTCTGTCGCGCAATCGTAATCATACAAATTTGACGGGACAGTGGGGGTGATCGTATGGCGTTACTACCGGACACAAGCACATCAAGCCTCGGTGAGAATCTGACAACTGCCACATTGCAGCCCAATATGACCTACCGTATGCAGATCGAAGATGAGCGGATACAAGGAGAACTTTCCGAACGTCTCGCGGCGGTAAAGCAGACCGCCTACAAAATACTCAACACAGAGCGCTACGCTTACGTCATATACAGCTGGAATTACGGTGTAGAGCTTGCCGATCTTTTCGGTAAGCCGGTCCCATATGTGCTCGCGGAAATACCGCGCCGCATCCGCGAGGCTCTTGTGCAGGATGACCGCATTAACGATGTTGTCGATTTTGATCTCAGCTATGTGCAAGATAATACACAAGGGCGGCGCGGTGATGTGCTCGCACGTTTCACGATCCGGAGCATCTACGGCGATATTGCAATGGAGAAGGGGGTGACAATCTGATGTATGAGGATCAGACACAAGAGCTGATACAAGCGCGCATGTTGCAGAACGTCCCGCATGACGTAGATAAGCGCGAGGGGAGCGTTATTTTCGACGCGACCGCACCCGCGTCGATCGAGTTCATGTTGCTCTATGCGGCGCTCGACTACTTCGTAAGGAACACCTTCGGTGACACGGCAGAGCGGACATATCTCATCCAGCGTGCACGTGAGCGCGGGCTAAAGCCAAAGGAGGCAACGCGCGCCGTTGTGAAGGGGCGGTTTACGCCTGTGACACTCAACATTCCGATCAGCACACGGTACTCCTGCGAGGCGGTCAACTACGCCGTTACGGAGAAACTGACGAACGGGGAATACCTGCTGACCTGTGAGACACTCGGAACAGCAGGCAATCTCCCTGCTGGTCGTCTCGTCCCCATCGACTACGTAGAGGGCTTGCAGACAGCGGAACTCGTTGAGGTCACGATCCCCGGCGAGGCAGAGGAGGAGACCGAGCATTTCCGTGCGCGGTATCTTGCGAGTTTTGACAGTCAGGCATACGGCGGAAATATTGCTGACTATCGACAAAAGGTGGGCGCGATACCTGGTGTCGGCGGCGTAAAAGTCTACCCCGTATGGAAGGGCGGCGGCACGGTGCGTGTGACATTCACGACAAGCGACTTCAAGCCCCCGACCACTGAATTTGTGCAGAAGGTGCAAAGCCTTATCGACCCTGAGACGAATCACGGAGAGGGCATCGGTATTGCTCCGATTGATCATAACGTGACAGTCGAGGGGGCGAAAAACGCCGCAGTGCACATCGGGCTGCATCTGTCCTTCGCAGCCGGCACTATATATGCAACCTACAAACAGCAGATTGAGGAGACAATTGACGGCTATTTTGCTGAGGTCAATAAGGATTGGCAAGCAACACAGCACGCAGAGATTGATAATGTGAGCAATACGGGGATTATAATCCGTATCTCACAGCTTGAGAGCCGTATCCTTGCGATTTCTGGCATCGAGGACATCCAACACACGACGCTCAACGACCGCGAGGAGAACTTGATGCTTGGGCTTGACGAACTTGCAGTTCGGGGCGAGGTGCAGAATGGATAAAGTCACAAGAGATGTGCGTGTCGAGCGATATTATCCGTCTGTCGTTGCGCTCTCGGCAGAGTTTAAAACTCTTGCGAGGATCGAGAATCCCGAGTTTGTGGTGCTCTGGGAACGGGCTTGGCGGCGTTTTGCGAATACGTTTGTTTATGAGATTGACGAGGAAGGCGCAGCGCGTTGGGAAACAATGCTGCGCATGGTGCGTGGCGACAGCCTACCGATCGAGGAACGAAAGCGTCGTATCTTGGCTCGTATCAACGCGATGGTACCGTATACAATACGCTCATTTCGAACGATGCTTGATGCGATGTTTGGGGAAAATACCGTAATCCCATTACGCATCCTAGCAAAACGTGAGTTATGGCTTGATATTGCGCGTACGCATATTTTTCGTGCGAATGATGTGCGGCGTTTTGCGCGGGTCATCGTACCTGCAAATCTAACCATCCATATTTCAAGTACAGCAGAGACTGAAATATCTCTGTGTTTTGCGGGCTATGTCACATGCAAAAAGACCACAGTCATTGATTCGGGCGATGATATCTCTTATGCCATTCCGGGCGCACAATTAGGCTTTGCCGGCATGGTAAAGAGGTCAAAACATATTGTTATAAGGAGTGATTAAGATGGCGCAATTCCCTATCTTGCGTTTGACACGCGCAGGACATGAGCTTTCTGGTATGAGTCAGGGTGGAGGCAAACTCATCTTTGTCCGCGCTGAGCTCGGTGATGGGCAGATTGGTGAAGGAGAGTCTGTTGAGAATCTAACGGCTCTCAAACATCGAGTTATGCAATTGCCTCTGCAAGGATATCTCAACATGGGCAACGGCAAGGTTCGTCTCAGATTTGTTGTTGAAAACAGCTCGCTCACGGCGGGCTTTTTTAATCGGGAAATTGGTATTTTCGCAAAAATGGAAGGCGGAGAGGAACAACTCTACGCCTACACGAATGCAGGGAACTACGCCGACTACATCCCGAGCAAGGACACGCCGATCGACGGCGAAATCATCGACCTCCATATCATTATTGGCAATGCGTCGAACGTTACCATTGTGACGGAGAATAGTGCGTATGCAACGCAAGCAGATCTGAAGGAGCATAACGAAAGTTCCGACGCACACCAAGACATTCGCATCTTGATTGCAAACGCCGGCATCGCAATCCTCCAGCGCAGTCACACATATCAAGTCGGCGACATCGCCTACCACAAAGCTCTGCCGAGTTGGGCGCGTCTCGAATGCGTCAAGGCGGGCACGACAGGCACAACGTTGCCGGATAAAATCAAACAGACGCTCGAAAACGGGGGGTAATTATCCATGACGGTACAGTCGTGTGGATAATTGACGACATCCGCGACGGTACGCCCGTCGGAGCGGTGCGCGGGTCTCTCTATCTGCCGGCGGGTTACGTCAAAGCCAATGGCGCAACCGTACAGCGTGCGGACTATCCGCGCCTTGTAGCACTGGCAGACAAGCATAACCTCTGGACGGACAATACGGCCGCCAACGCGGGGGCGTTTGGCCGCGGCGATGGCGCGGCAACATTTGTGCTGCCCAACTGGACAGACCGCATGGTGCAGCTTGCGGGAGACGGTGCAGGAGCGACAGTGGCGGCGGGACTGCCCAACGTCAAAATCAGTTATCGTGACCGTATGTATACTGGCGGTGAGTCTTGGAGTTGGCAACCCGGACAGGAGCACAAAGTGCTCGAAGACAAACGGAAACAGGTAACCTTAGCGGTGGAAGATGGCCCGTATAGTTATGGTTCCGGAGATGGGTCTGTCTATGGCGGCGTTGTATCCATTGATGTGTCTAAATCCAACGCAATATACGGCGCAGTGGAAACAGTCCAGCCCGCGGCAGTCAAGATGCTGCCAATCATCAGATACTAAGACCTGCACTCCTAAGCGCAGGCGAAAGGAGCGTAATACATGACAACCAAAGCAGGACAACTCATCACGGACGGTAATGCTGTCTGGATACTGGACGACGTACGCGACGGTGCGCGGGTCGGCGATATCATCCTGCGCCCGACGTTACGCGACGGCTATATCAAAGCCAACGGTGCGACCGTCAAGGCATCAGAATATCCGCGTCTATTGGCGTGGGTGCAGGAGGCGGGCATGACCGTCACAGCGGAGCAGTACAAGACAGACTGCTCTAAGTACGTCTATGACGGCGCACAGGACAAGCTGACATTGCCCAATGCGACAGGGCGCGTCCTAATGGGAGGGGAGGCAGTTAAGTCTGTAGATGCGGGACTGCCGAATATCACGGGCGAAACGGTCGAGGGCTATTTGTTGTCACGACGTGTGGAGAATCCGCCTTCTTTTTCCGCAAAAGGTGTGATACATCTGGAATCAGCTGCAGAAAACGGGGCGGGACCGGGCGTGGAAAAACAAAATTATGCACGCTTAAAAATTGACGCGTCTCGATCTAATCCCATCTACGGACGTAGCGAAACCGTTCAGCCGCCCGCAATCACTCTCATTGCACAGATCAAATATTGAGGAGGAACAACATGGAGACAAAAACAGTCTACGCTTACAACAGCGACGGGAAATACATCGGCGAGCGTACCCTTGACGATACCGACAGATCGCCGATCTCTCGGGCGTGGCAAATCCCCGGCAACATGACCGAGGTCAAGCCTCCCGCGGCAAAGGAGGGCTATGACCTCTATTACAAGGGCGGCAAGTGGGAGCAGGTCGAGCAACCAAAGCCGGCCCCGACACCTGCACCGCCGGCGGACACCGAGCCGCAAGAACAGGACGTGCAGCCGGTGCCGGAGACGGAGCTTGCCATCATGGAGGGGATGGTCGATATGCAGGCACGCCTTGCAGCACTCGAAGCGAAGATGAAGGGAGGTGAGTAACATGGCAACGGAAGCAATCATCTACGGCTATTTGATAGTTGCATACGGCGTCCTTGTTAAGGGGGGTCGCTATGCGCTGTCACCGGAGGACAATCCTAAAAAGCTCAAGATTGTTTCGGAGTTGTACCGCGAAAAGGTCGCGGAATGGCTCGTCGAGCACCCCGCAGGATGACATAAGCCGTCATGATGGCATGGCGGCTTTTTGTATGGTCAGAAAGGAGATGGTCAGTATTGACTGATATTCTTTTGTTCCTGCGAGGGATAGTACCGACGCAGGTGCAGATCGAGTGGGGGGCGATCGTGTCGATGATCGGGACAGCGTGCTCGTACGCGCTCGGATGGAACGGGATTCTTGAGGCGCTCTTATTTGCGATGGTGATTGACTACATCTCCGGGCTCTTGGCCGCGTATATCAATCCGGGGATGAGGCTCGACAGCCGCAAGGGATTTCGCGGCATTGCCAAAAAGGTCATGATCCTGCTGCTTGTGTCACTTGCGCATTTTGTCGATCAGGCAACGGGACAGACGGTGGTGCAGATTGTTGCGGTCTGGTTCTTCCTCGGCAACGAGGGGCTCTCGATCATCGAGAACGCGGCAAATGCAGGCCTCCCCGTACCGCAGAAACTACGTGAGACGTTGGAGCAACTGCAAAGCGAAAAGAGGGCAAATCAGCCCGGAAAGGAGCAAAGTAATGAGTAGTCGTGTATTAAGTAAGTCGGACATGCGCCGCGTAACGCCTGCAGAGCTCGAGGTGCTCGCAGGACAGTACCGTGAGGCAATCGCAAACGCGGCACAGGAGCAGGGCCGCGAGACAAAGATCTATCTCCACTGGTCTGCGGGGCGCTACGAGCAATTCTGGAGCGACTATCACGTCCAGATCGACAAGGACGGCAGCATCTATGTCATCGGTGACGGTGAGCTGGATGATGTGCTGGCCGCGACATGGCGGCGCAACAGCGGGAGCGTCAGCATTGCAATCCTCGGGTGCCTCGGCGCAACGACCGACGACCTTGGGCAAGAGTCGCCAGCCCCCCAGCAGATTGAGGGGATGGCGCAGGCCATCGCCGCGCTCTGCAATGGTCTCTGGCTGACCATCGACAAGCAGCGTGTCCTGACGCACGGCGAGGCAGCCGACAACGAGGACGGCGTATATTCGCACGAGCCCTACGGGCCCAAAAACGGATGCGAGCGTTGGGACCTCGAGTATCTCGGTACACAGGAGAGCCCGACGTATAATCCGTGGGCTGAGGATGGCACGCGCGGCGGCGACGTGTTGCGCGGCAAGGCCAACTGGTATCGTAAATTTTGGAAGGACAACGGCGGTATCCCGAACAACTGAAAGGAGAAAACATCATGAGTAAGTGGACAGACATCAGAGACGCAATCGTCAAGGAGATCAGTGTCGATCAGGTGACCGAGGAGGTCAAGCAGCGTATCACGCGCGCTATCCTCAGCGAGTGCTTGCCCGCGATCGAGCAGGCGGTCGATAAGTTCGTAACGAAAATCAAGGAGCAGGCAAAGGATGAGCACGGCTGGTGCTATTGGCGGGATGCGGTCGTTCTTCCTGCAGTGATGCAGGGCGGAGTGTGGCTTGTCAAGCTCGTGTTGGATAAGTCGCTCGCGCCGACGGTCAAGGCGTAACTGCATAAGGAGAACTGAATAAGTGAATAGAGGGGACAGCGTATCGTGCGCCGTCCCCTCTATTTTTCTTTGTCTACAATTTGCCTACAAAATACCATGATTCGCCTTTCTGCATAGCTATTTTGTCTTTTTGCAAAAATATCGGGGTTATTCTCATACCCCCTTGTTATTACTGGGGTTGTAAGGTTGTATTTCTTGCTTGCTATATTGAAGTGGTAAACTAAAACTGGACACAGAGGGGGTAGAAAATGGACACTGTTTGCAGTATCCTGTACACAGGATGACAGGCAGCGGACA